CAGGGGTTCCAGTTCTTCGTGATCCTCCCGCATGGTGCCGTCACATGCCCACCCGTCGATCAGCGCGAAGTGGATTGTCTCCTGCACGAGGCCGGGAAAGTCTTCGTTGTGGTTGTGGTCTATCTCATCCGACACCTCGTTAGAGATGCGGACACAATTTGTCCATGTCCAATCGGACCCGTGCATGTAATCGGCGCGGCCAACGGTCAGCGGGTAGTGGTTGTCGTTGATTCTGAGCGTGAACATAGGTCACTCCTTAGGAAGACGAGCGTAGAACCTCCCGCCCGTAAAAATTATGCGCCTCTCATCGGTTCCGTCGATTAGGGGACAACCCCTAAAGCGTACTTCTTCACCGTTCCTGACGGCTTCCCTTTCGGAGCGGGTCAGTCCACTGACACGGCGGGCACCCTTTTCAGCGCCCCAGCGGGCGCAGCGGGCAGTGGTTGAGTAAATCATAGGTCAGTCCTTCCTCAGGGTGCAGCGCAGGCGCTCGCCACCTTCTTTGCGGGCTCGATTGAACCCGGCGCGGTATGCCAAAAACATGGCTTGCACTACTTCGTGTTCATACTCTCCATTCCCCCTTCGGTTCAGTGTCGGGGCCATCCAGTGCGTTAGCCGGTACCATGTTTCAAACCGGGCGTGTAGGTCTTTCATAGGTCAATCCTCCGTCATGCCCATGCTGGGCGCTTGTGTGGCGACAGGGTGCCGGACAAATAGGCGTCAACATCGGCGCGTATCTCGGCCAGGGTTCCCCATCGGGTACGGGGTCCGCCAGTTTGCGCGTTGCCGTCGGGAAAGGTGACAAACCAGTCACGGCCAGCACGATGCAGATAGAAACCACGGTAAGTCATCATGATGTCAGTCCTCCTGATTGGAAAAGTCGGTCCGAATGACGGAACGGCCCCGGTCAATCCAGCAGTACAGGCCAGAATTGTCGCGGGCTACGTGTTCGCAGTCTTCTCGCGGGCCGGCAATCAGGAGTTGCCCGTCCTGAGTAAAAGCTGCGGCAGGATACCCGGCGCAGTCAGGGGGGATGTTCAGATACAGCATAGGTCAGTCCTCCAAAAGAGACCAAGCATCCGCCAGGGCGGCTTGGTGGTCCGGGCAAAGGTCATCCTCGATTTGTTCCAGCGCCCATCGAAGGGCGGCTTCCAGGTGCTCAATGTGGGCACGGGTGCGAACGCGGGCACGGCGGCGCTCCCAGCGTTCGTCGGCTAGTTCTTCGGCGTTCAGGGGCCGGTCAGGATCAAGGCAGGGAATGTCAGGCATAGGTCAATCCTTCCAGCGCCGACAGGCGCAACAGTGTTAAATGATCCCCAGCACCAGAAGACCCAGTGCCAGGGTACAAACAATCAAGAGTCCGATGTCATCGGCTTCCATGGGTCACCCCTTAGATATTGCAACAGCCACAGCAAGGGGCATCTTCACAGAGTCCGCGACGATTCCGGTAGTATTCCCGCCCGCCAGATGTCCAGAGATGGGAGACGCCTCTCTCCAGACTCTGGCGCAGATACCGGCCCGCGTGCGCTGCAGCGTCCGGGTCGGCATCCGCCAAATCAGGGTCAATCGACCGTGCCAAAGACAGATCAGGGTCAACAGCCGGGATCAGATCAGACAGATAGGCCTTGCCCTTTCCAGCGTAAACGATCAAGTCGCCGGGGCGGATAGGGGCACCAGTACGGGAACACTTCCCCGGGTAACGGGCTTGCATGGTCTTCATGGTCAACATCTCTTCAAGTGTGCAAGGGCTTGCGCCCGGGTTTCAAAACGACCACCGATAGGGGTCATATGCGGACCCCGGACGATGAACCATCCGCCGAGAATTTTGGAATGAATGATGCGGACCATAGGTCAAACCCCTTTGCAGTCAGGACAAAAAGAATAGCCCCCTTCGTTTACGGGCTCTGCAGTCGATCCACAGAACCCACAAAGGGGTTGTTCTGTGTCGTAATAAGTCCGGACCCTGCAGTCAGAACAATACGCGCCAAAGCGGCCGCGCCCTACAGGAAACCCGTAGTTCTTTGGGTCAGTCAAAAACCCGGCGCAGTTGAAACAAACACAATCCGCGTGTTTGTCCACAGTCGGAAAAGCTTTTTGTTCGAACATGGTCAACCCCTTTAGTAATCTGTGCCGATACGCTGGACGAACCCGGTGGTGTCGTGTTTTGCTTTGCCCTTAGCGTACAGAGCCACGACCACGCCAGCGGGTTCTATGTGACGGACGTCCGTATCATCCCCATCAACTACCGGCCATCCCCTAAAGCTTTCGGGTATCTCTTCCCTCTTGTGAAAAACCACTGCCACGCGACGATTAGCCGGGTTTGTGAGCCCCTTAATACTTATGGGCTTAGGTGTCACTGCAGAGAATGAAAACGTGAGGTCATAATTCCCGGCTGTTTTCCCTTCCAGCTTGCGGGAAGGATGCTTTGTGTAGTCATAGAACATTACGTCCGGGAAAATCTGGAAAATGGTCTTCCCATAGGCTTGCACAATGATGTTCTCCCATGGGATGTCGGACGTACCGTTAGGGCGCACCAAGGGGACCATGTCCAGCTTTCGGGCTTTCCGGACTAGTGCCCAGATATCGGCACAAAACGACAGCATGAAAGCTTCCCTATGCTCACGAAAGAACGCGGTTTTTGCATCCCTTGCAGCTTGTACGGAGTCGAATTGGCCTCGTCCGGCGGATCGGAGGCAGGCCGCCATGCAACCCGCCAAGCGGGCATGCGGGCACAATTCATCGTCCGGGGATAGGTACAGAATACCCGTAAGAAAATTGAGTTTTTGCCCTTTGATGGTCTTTGATGATGCCTCACCCAGAATGGGGCGATATGGCAAGCCCAGAGCACGAAGCTTCGATTTGTAGGGGTTACGCATGATCAAGCCTCCACAGTAGGGCAAACGGTGAAAACGTAACCTTTGCCATCCATCGTTTCCCCGGCGTAATACATGCGAGGGTCCGACCATTCCGCAGTGTGCGGGAAGTGACGGGTGATCATCTCGCGGGCCGCGACAGCATGGCGGGCTACACCGTCCAGTGCATGATCGACCCCTACATAAATTTTGTGGGTCCGATTCACGCGGGTGCATGTTGCGCTGATGCGGGCACCTTTTGTGTCGGTGGCTCCGTGATATCGGGTATGGATTGCGAGGGACATGTTTAGTTCTCCTGATGTTGCGATGCTGGCGCATGCCATAGGGGACAAAATCCCCTAGGCGGATGAGTCAAACCTTCCCGGTAGCCGCGCGGATAGCGGCACGGGCTTTGGCAATGGTGCTGTCTGCCCATACCGGCCCATCTGCGTCGTGTGCGAAAGCCTGAAACGCCTCCTTGAGTGCTTCGAGCAAATCCGGCGCGGCGGCGATCAGCCTAGCGTTAGCCTTGGCAGTCCATCGGCCATCGTTGCCGACCTGTACAAAAGCAATTGGGGAACATCCCCGCGATTCACCGTCAGCGTCGCAGACATGCAAAGGGTCGTTTGAGTTGACTTGCCAGGGGCCGGGAGTGTGATGCATGGCGGGTTCTCCTGTAGTGGTTCAAGCGTGGAGGCGAAGGCGACCAGAAAAGCCGCGAGCCTTGAGGGCGTCAATAGCGTTGCGCACCGCAGCAGCGCGAGACTCGCCCACAAACACGGGCGCAATGTTCCCGTATCCGGGTATCGGGGCGTCAAATTCCACATGCCAAGCGCCGAGGACAGTGGCCCGCAGTGTCGGGCTGTAGCGGTCAGGTTGCAGATAGCAGGATGCGTGGATCAGCATGGAGGGCTCCGGTTAGGTTGACGATGGAGTAATCATCGGCCCTTGCCCGGCCCTTGTCACTAGGGACTTTCCCTCATGTATAAACATACAGTGCGAGCCCTGGTGCGGGTCCGAAGACCGCCGGCAGTGAGCGTAGCGAACAGCAGCCCCTTGCTTTCCTCCTCTGTTCCCCTATACTGTATAGAACCCCAGTAGGACAAACACCTATGAAACTAAGTAGAAAGACTCTAGAGAAAGCAGCTAAAGAACTCCCCATCTCCGCCATCTTGGGAAAGACCGTTTCCGATGGACTCACCACAAAACAGAGAAACTTCGCAAGGGCTGTAGCCATGGGAGCCACCAAAGCAGATGCTTTCCGGGCCAGCTATGACGCCACCAGTAAGCACACATTAACCCGCCACCCGTACATTCTTATGCGTGACGAAAGAATCCAAAAAGAGATAGACGCCTATGCCCTGGCAATTGAGGCCGAGAAACACCGCACCCCTGCAGCGCTCAGGTCTCTGGTCATTCAAGGCCTAGTACAAGTGGCCCTAGACGCAGATACTAAAGACTCCGTCAAGGTGCAAGCACTCAAGACTTTGGGCACAGTGACCGAGGTCGCCGCGTTCACTGAACGTAAAGAGGTTAGGTCCATTACATCTAGCGACGATGCCCGCGCCCGTGTCATGGCAGAACTACGCGGCCTGATATCCGCAGGCGCTACGGATGCAACGATCATTGAGGCGGATGCGGATTCCCTGCTCGCAGAACTTAGCGTTAAATTTAACGGCGACGCCGACGCGAGCGAGCCCACGGACGCAGACCCACCCACCGGGCACCCCCCCGATGACGCAGGCGGAGTCCCGCGTCCTTAAACATACTATTCCACTCGAACGACTCCAGTCTTAGACCGATGCCGTTAAATTTAACGCTCCCCTGCCATTAAATTTAACGCTAGCCAGACCCCACCCCCTCGATCTGGCGACACCCCCCGGTCAGTCTTTCTACAAAAAGTGGTGGGGGGTAGCAAAAATTTTGAGGATAAATTTTGGTGCCGTTAAATTTAACGGATGACATAAACTGGTTTAACAAACGTGGCTAAGTCTATGATTTGTAACGGTTTTTTGCTTGTTGTGGTGTTAAGGTGTGGGCTTGATGCTTAACGTGCCGTTAAATTTAACGGAAGTAAAGTAATGCTTTAAGAGTGTGCGCTAAGTTGTTGATTTGTAATGGAAAACGTCAAGAAGTGGCGCACGAAGAAAGTTTTACAGAGTCCTCTGAGGAAGGTGTATGGGTCCAAGGAGGAGGTATTGGAGATGGGGATGACTGAGGCTCAGAAGGAAGTTTTTCTTGCTATAGATGTGTGGTGGTGCCGGTTTGGGTACGGGCCGAGCCTGAGGAATATTTGTGAGCTACGTGGGAAACCTGGGCTTGGGAGCACGAAGAAGATCGTAGATAGGTTGGTGAAGCTAGGTGCTTTGAAGAGGGTTGAGGGGATGGGAAGGTCTGTGCGGCCGACGTACATCTCATTCCGGGGGATGGAATGAAGTTAGATGATCTAGTGGCAAGTCTGTCTCCTGCGGATCAGGAGAAGCTGTTACAGCAGGTACAAGATTACAAGGATGCTGTGGACAGGGAGAAGTGTCAGAAGAGCTTCATGGCGTACGTGAAGAAGATGTGGCCGGGGTTTATTCATGGCCGACATCATGCGGTGATGGCAAAGAAGTTTGAGGAGATTGCTGAGGGAAAATTGAAGAGGCTGATCATAAATTTGGGGCCTCGGCATACGAAGTCGGAGTTCGGTTCGTATCTTCTGCCTAGTTGGTTCCTTGGCCGGTATCCTGAGAAGAAAGTGATTCAAGCGTCTAACACTGCTGATCTAGCGGTGAACTTTGGCCGGAAGGTGCGTAACTTGGTAGGGTCGGAGGAGTACGCAAAGATCTTCCCGGATGTGGCTTTGAGACAGGACTCTAAATCTGCTGGACGTTGGGCTACTAATAAGAATGGCGAGTACTTTGCTATTGGCGTTGGTGGAACCATGACGGGTAAAGGTGCGGACCTGTTGATCATTGACGACCCTCACTCGGAA